CTCGCATAATAAATCATGGCATACACATACCACGGCACAAGCAACCTCATCACAGCCCCAGGGCGCTCGGTGCAGACATTCCCGAGCGGCCTTGTGCGAGTTGAGCGCACATACATTTGCAGGCGCGGAGACGAGGCGCGCTATCGCTCAGAATTGGCCGTCGGGAACCTATTGCCAGACGATGAAGTCACGCCCGCAATCGACGGGCTTTACATTTTCCCAGAGCCGCAAGAAATGGCTCGGGATGACGGATTTTACGAGTTCCGCGTGACGGCATATGGAAGAGCGAACACAACGGGCTCAGAGCAAATTTCCGAAGAATTTACAACAGAATCCGTGTCGTTGCTGGATAGAGTCACTGGACAGGCTGTGCTTAAAAACGATTTACTCACGAAGGAAGTTGTATTGACTGAAGGGGAGACCATTTCGCCAACGACTAAGGCAATCAAGGGGACGCCAACAATTGTGTTCGATTATGGGGAGATTGGAGATTTAATCGTAAACCCAAACAAAAGACTTTACTCGGTTGCAATCCGAAGTTATTCGGCACGAAATTATGGCCGTTTCTCCGAAATCACCGTGGTTTACGGTCCATTTTTGCTGCTGCGCGCTGATTAAAAATGGGCGCCAATCCTCCAGTCGATTTCCAAGAATGCGTCAAACGCCCGCGAGGCACGACGGGCAGTGACTACCCTTACGCCATAAGCGCGCGGGATCTCATGCAGAATTTCGTCTATGCAACGCTTGATGCCGACGTGAGCTTGATTGAAGAGACGACCGGCACGGGTGGGCACAAGCAACGCAAGCTGAAAATCCCCGCACTGCCGACATCTGGAACTTACGTTCTCGGGGCCGTGAGCGGCGCATTTACGTGGATTGCAACTCAGGATTGTTAATCCATGCCAACCGTAAAGCTGAAAAACGGAAATGTTGTCACCAAGATCGTCAACAACGAGCAACGTATAAGTTGCTCGTGCTGTGAACCGGAGTGTTGCACTTACCCCGCCTCGTTATTAAACGACACTTACACATCAGACGACCTTCCTGATGCCCTGACAGTAAACTGGGCGGGGCATTTGGTTGGCAACATAGTTAAAAGCGGCAGTTCCTATGCCAGCGCCAGCGTGACATTATCCGTAATTGGTGGCCTTTGGACATTGACGGATACCAGCCCTCTTACTGCCGCCGTGCGAACAGTTGGAAACTGCCTGATTCAAGGCGACGGCGGCTTAACGCCGGACGGGGATTTAATAGAAGATCAATTTTCTGCCTGTTATGAGGCAACGTGGAGCAATGACCAGTATGATAATGGGCCGGGCTCAGCTTTAATTATCCGAAATAATTTGTGTTATTGGGAAAGCATTGATTCAGTTTCGTATTTATTATTGGGTCCCTATACGCCTTTTGGAGCAGTTGGAATATGGGAATTTGGAAATGATATAAGAGGAGCGGTTACAAAATCTGGGGAGTCTCCAGAAGGAACATGGGATGACGTCGGCGCTTATGTTGACCTCCAGATAACGGCTGTATCTTGCCCATGATTTGCACACATCAAAGTCGCCCCACTGGCAAAGACACGGGCCGTAGATTTTGCGCTCTCGGCCTCTACGGCGGAAAACCATTTGTCGGTAATTGTCGCGCGTGCATAACAAACGGAGAGAACAGGCCGGAATTTGCACGGCAGCTTCAAACGAGAGCGGAGACTTCACATCCCGACGCCGCAGCAAAAATCAGCGGGTGCTGTGACTCCGCACGCAATTATTTGACATCCTCCGCCATTTAACATGGCACGCGACCTTTTCATCGATCTTACCAACAATCGGCTTGCAACGAGCGAAACAAACCTCTCTCCATCCGCGCCGGTAAAATTCACAAAAGGCGACACAGGCACTTTCAACCTTTACTTTTTGCAGGCGACCGGAATCATCGGCGCGCCGTTTAGCGTAGTCGATAAGTCGGCGGCGAGCGTGAAATTGGGAATCGGCTCACGCACAGGCACGCCGGAGACTGGAGCGTACACGCTCACCTTTGGCGGAGACACCACAACCGCTCTGGATTCGGCTGTAACAGCCGGACAGGTCCAGACCGCGCTTAACGCGCTTGCAGCGATCTCCAGCGCGGGCGGCGTGACAGTGACCGGCCAACTCTCGGAGCAATTCACAGTTCGATTTGCAACCGCAGGCACGCGCGGGAGCATCACAGCCGATGTCTCGCAACTCATTCCCGATACCGTCGCCGTTATTGGCGAGCGCGTGGCAGGCAGCGCAACCGCAAAAGAAGTGCAGGAAATTGAACTGCGCTTGGCTCCTGCCGTCTTTCAATCAACTTGGACCGACCTATCGACTGCCGTGACGCCAACGCTTGTGACGACGATCACAGGCTCTACAACGAACAACGAAGTCCAACGCCTATCGTTTTCGCAAAAACCATTCTCAGGCACTTACCGCCTGACAACGCCAAGCTCGTCAATCACGATCGGATCTCTTGTCACTGCGGGCGTATTCATCGTTGCCTCGAATCACGGCCTTGCACTCAACCAACCTGTCACGCTGACAGGCTTCTCGGCGTTGACCGGCTACTCAAACGGCACGCAGTATTTCGTAAAGGATCTCCCGCAGCCGACTCAGTTCACAGTTTCTGTGACGGCAGGTGGCACGGCGCTGACAGGCACAGCCACAACCGGCAGCGTCCTGACGACACTTCGCCAGACAGATCCACTTGCAGCCAACGCAACCGCATCAGACATCGCATCCGCATTGGCCGCGCTTGATTCGATCGGCTCTGGCGGCGTCACAGTCGCAGGCATTGAAGGCGAGTACTACGACATTACCTTTGCAGGCGCCAAAGGCTTCGCTGACCTGCCAGTGATGACAATCCAAAGCGGCCTGACGGCCAAGCCTGGCAAGACCGCAAGCGTCAATTTTGCAACCTACGCTCTGCGGGATTTGGTCGGCAACGATCCAAGCATCGACCTCGATATTGAAATTGAACTCACCGAAGGCGGTACACGGCAGACCGTGATTCTCAGCGCGTGTTCAGTCTCGGAGGAACTCATCGATGCGGATGCGTTCTCTCCCGTCCCTCAATTCTCGCTGCCGATCAACTCCGTGGCAGTCTCGGCCTATACGCTCGCGCTCTCGGACGCATACGGCCTCATCAACGCGACAACCGGCATGACGATTACCGTTCCGCCAAACTCGACAGCGGCATTCCCGACCGGCTCGCAGGTGCTCCTCTACCGCTCCGCAGTCAGCGGCGTGGCTGTGACGGCGGGCGCTGGAGTCACGATCAATGCGGCGGGCGCTGCCAGCAACCTTTCGAGCCAGCACAGCGTGGCTTCTCTTATGAAGCTTGGCACGGATAGCTGGGTATTCGCAGGCGACATTTTCTAAAAAATGATTCTCAGCTTCCCATTTGTCTCAGCTTCTTTCGACGCGGACGCGCGGGCGTATATCAACACCAGCGGGGCGACCGACCGCGCGGCGATCAACCATTTCGTCAAGGGAGTTAAAAAACTCGGCCTTTACAGCAGCATGGTATGCTGGCCGCTTCGCTCATCGCAGAACGCAGGGACAGGCACGACCGCTTACTCGCTCGGTGGGCTGGGGACATACAACGGCACGCTCATCAACGGGCCGACGTGGGGGGCGGATGGGGTTTCATTTGGAGGCAATACGCAACGGATCGAGTACAGCCCGCAATTTGCAGTTGATTTTACTGAAGGTGGATATTCGGTTCACGCCGTATGGAGTGGACTTGGTGTAAGTGTCGCGGCCTCTGAGGGGCCGTTTGTTTTATTCGGTTCAATTGGAGATTCGATATCAGGCATTAAAAATACTATTACAACAGGCGTAGGTGGGGGAACGACGTGGCTATCACAGAATGTTCAAAGAATTGAGTATGCACCTCAATTTGCGGTAGATTTTACTCGGGGTGGATATTCTGTCCATGCCGTATGGAGCGGCCTTGGTGTAAGTGTCGCGGCCTCTGAGGGGCCGTTTGTTTTATTCGGTTCAATTGGAGATTCGATATCAGGCATTAAAAATACTATTACAACAGGCGTAGGTGGGGGAACGACGTGGCTATCACAGTCTCGCAACTATAATGGCAATAGATATTTTCAAAATTTTACTCAAAATTTACCGATCTCTGGAAATGTCGGCTATGGCTGGAATGCGGATACGCTCACGCTGCAAGCAAATGGAAATGATATTCCAACTGGCATTATCCCATCCAGCACACCAATAAACGGAAACTATACACTGGCGACGAGTGGACGCGATAACACTTCTGCTCAAGAAACTTCTCGTGTCAGTTATGTCATAGCAATTTCTCCGAATATTGGCATGACTTCACTCTCTATGACCTCCATTTACAATTTGGCAAAATCCTCCCTCGGCCAAGGACTCGGACTGCCATGACTCCTATGAATGACCACCCTTTCTTTGTCGCACTAGTCGGCACCACAACGTCCGCCACAAGCTTCATCATTTCCCTTCTGCCTCACCTCACCGCAGGCGTCCAATTCGCGACCGCTTGCGTGGGCCTCATCGCTGCCATCCTGACGGCGATCTACATGTCGCGAAAAGTTAAGCACCAAAACAATGAAAAAACTGACTGACACCATCCTCGACTACGCAAGCCAGACATCAACTTGGCGCGGCCTGATCTTCGTCGCTGCCAGCCTCGGGCTGACGCTCGATCCTGAGCTTCAAAATCACATCATCGCCGCAGCCCTCGGGCTTGTGGGCATCATCAACGTATTCCGAAAGGGGCAGTGATGTTTGACCACTACCGCACCATTGCCATCGGCTTTTTCGCAACGGCGATCTTCTGTCTCCTCATGCTTCTGATGACCGGCTGTGCCGTCTCTTGGCCTACGAAGGAAGGCAACGTCACGCTGTCATTTAGCCCGCCGCCCGAACTCATCAACAGATACGGAGCGCACGTTTTTGACTCGCCTACCAGACGAGACAAATGAGCCAAGAAATTTCCGAGTTTCAAAAACTACTCGACCGCCAGGGAATCAAATACTTCTCGGCGAAAGAGGTTTTCTTTCTCGGCAATTCCAATTCATTTCTTAAATGCAACGCGATCCCATCGCAGGCGCTTTGGCCTAACATCATTCCAACCCTCTACGCAGCCGACGCAATCCGCGAGCGGCTTGGCGTGCCGATCCAGATCCTCTCGGCCTACCGCAACGAAGCCTACAACAAAGCCATCGGAGGCGCGAGGAACAGCCTACACACGCGCTTCATGGCTCTCGACATCACAGCTAAGGTCTCCATTCCCGACCTCGTAAAAATCGCGAAGGACGTCCGCAACGAAAAAATCTTTACAGGCGGAATCGGCACCTACGCCGGATTCGTTCATATCGACTGCGGGCCGCTCCGCAACTGGCACGGATGAAAAAAATGGAAAAGAGCCGCGAAGCCGTAATGGTTGAAGTCCGCAAGCTCCTCTCCGAACATTTTGACGCCGGTTTCACCGTTGTAACTTGGGAGCATGAAGGCGACACGTTGCACTCGGAAATTAAATTTGGCAACCGCTACGCGATCGAAGGGCTCTTGGACCAAGCGCAGGACATCATTCACCCGCCGGAAGATGAAGATGAAGAGGAGGAACTCATATGAAAGCCACGCTTGAATTTGACCTACCCGAAGAGCGTATGGAACACATTTGCGCAGTCAAAGGCATGGATGCGATTTCAGTCTTGGACGATCTTCTTAACGAAATCCGATCATTCCTTAAATACGACGGCGGCGAGTTTTCCGAGTGGCGTGACGAAGGAGGATGCAGCCACACCGCATGCGCCGAAACTCTTGAAAAAGTGCGCAGCTACATTTGGGAACTCCGCAAGGATAACGAAATCCCTGACCTCGTATGAATATCTCAAAAGGCTGGAAAAAATGGATGGCAGTCGGATGCTCGCACGGCGATCAAATCGACCCTGAAGCCCGCAAGGCCGTACTGACATTCCGCGAGCGTTGGAAGCCGGAGACGACATTTCACTTGGGCGATTTTCTGGACCTTGCCGCATTCCGAGCAGGCGCGGTAAACGACCCGAACTCCAGCGACCGAGCAGCCAGCGTGAGCGACGATCTGAGCGCGGGAATTGATTTCCTGCACGAACTCAGGCCGCAGCACATCCTATTTGGAAACCACGAAGCCCGGCTCTACAAGCTCGCAGCCTCGCCAAACGCGCTTGCAGCGCATGCAGCCACGCTTACCATACAAGCAATCGAGGAGGCCGCCAAGAAGCTTAAAGCGCGATTGTATCCGTATCACATCCGCAGCTACGCCGAACTCGGAGGAACGAAATTCCTCCACGGCTACATGTTCAACGTGCAGGCGATCCGAGACCACGCTGAAACCTACGGCAACTGCCTTCTCGCGCACCTTCACCGAGTCGGCAGCGAACGCGCCCGCACACTCGACGGAGCAACCGGACACTGTACCGGCATGCTCGCCCGATTCGATATGGAATACGCCAGCACACGCCGCGCAACGCTCGCGTGGTCGCAGGGCTTCGCCTACGGATTCTACAACGATAAAACGATCACAGTAAACTTATGCGAAAGAAAACACAATCAGCCTTGGCTGCTGCCAATATAACCGCCGCTTGGGAGCGAGTATTTGAACAGGCAAAAGTTGACGACATCAAACAACTCCACAGCGAGGGTTGGCAGAGTGTTTATGACATCGCCGAGCAATCTGGGAGATGCCAAAGTACACTGTGTAAAACTCTCGACGAAGAAGTAAGATCCAGACGGTTTGAGAAAAAACTCGCGAAGATAAAACGCGGGGCGCAAATAAAAACGATCTCGTTTTACCGTCCGCTCGCAAAATAAAAAGCCGTTTCACCCGCACCAACATTGGACGCGCGGGTTTGTAAAGACATTTCTCAAGATTTATTTTCGGGAAATCTCAAAAAAATCTTTTCATTTTTCGGGAAGATGAAAAATTGATTTCAGCGCAAGGGTTGCGCTTTAAAAATATGAAAACCAAAACATACATCTGCGAGGGCTACGACCCTCTATTCGTGCCATGGTTAATTCTTTTGCAAAATAAATTATGAGAGATCCAGAAGACATAATAACATTTGGAAAATATAAAGGCAAAACCTTTGGCGAGATTGCTGATATTGATCCAGATTATATTTTGTGGCTTGACGAAAAAGTAAAAGACGTTAAACTTCCTAAAAAGTGGATAGAAGCTGTGGAAATGGATGTTAGAGAAAGAGACAGTGAATTACATGATATTCTAGCAGAACACGCATTTGATATTTATTGATGAAAATTTCGAAGAATAGTTTAGGTGGTCCGATTCGGGACATGATAGACGCCTGTTCTTATCAAGAGGCAAAAGAAAAATTCTTTAACCTTCACGGCATTTATGCGTTGAATGTCGATTTGGAGCGATAACATGGAACCCGACTTCATTACCCACAATTTGCAGTTTGCATGGGAGGCATTTAAAGCTTTCGGGCCGGTCGCAATCTTCGCGGCCCTCACATACTGGATCACAACATGGGGGGAAAAATGAACACATTGATCTGGAACGACGCAGCGATTTTGCCGGAGGTAAACAAGACCGTCATTCTCCATTTCGGATTCGATCTTCTGGAGATTGGTTGCTATTCAAAAAATGGATGGGAGCTTATGACGGGACTCCCTCCACACGAGACAGTCACTCACTGGGCAGAGTTTAACTATCCGTCCGAGGAGGGACTTGAATGAACGCGACCCTTGCCTTATCTATCGCCGTCATAACTCTCGGCTCGTGCGTGGCCTGCTACTACATCGGGCGCGAGGCAGGGCGGATTGAGAAGAAAGACAAATGAAAACCATTTTTGCTATTGACCCAGGAACGACGCAGAGCGCTTTTGTCCAATATCGTGACGGAGTAATTCTCGACCACGGATGGATCTCAAACCCCGAGATGCGGCAAGTGCTCATCGGGCGCGAATACGACGCCGTTGCAATCGAAATGATTGCAAGCTACGGAATGGCGGTCGGGGCATCTACATTTGAGACATGCGTATGGATCGGGCGCTTCACGGAAATTGCAAGAGTTGAACCAACCCTATGCTATCGAAAAGACATCAAACTTTTTCTTTGCGGAACCATGCGAGCAAAGGACGCGAACATTCGCCAAGCCTTACTCGATCTCATCGGGCCGCAGGGAACAAAGGCCAAGCCGGGGCCAACCTACGGCATCAAATCCCA